CAGGGCGGCGTCGATCGCAGGCGGACGGCCGGATCGCAATCTCGCGCGGGAAAAACGAAAAGGGCCTGCGTCGTGAGACGCAGGCCCTTGAATTCTTTGGTGGGCGGTACTGGGATCGAACCAGTGACCCCTGCCGTGTGAAGGCGTTATGCGGCGCTGCGCGCCTCAGTGCTCTACCTAACCGGTTGATTACATTGAGGAGAGCCATACGCTGCCCGTGATTCCGACCGACCATGAGTGCCAGAGACAGCGCTTTGTGTCTCGGCATCGTCTCGTGGATTAACCGATCAGAACACGCAGACTAGCACGTCAGGCGGGCATTGACAACTGCCGTTTATGCAACCGAGCCACCGAGGCCATCCCGAAGGCATCCCGACCCAAATTTGCTACGCTTATGTGCGGGCACTCACGCCGCCCGCCCGCGCCTGCGCTCCCCCCCGTGCGCCCGCCCACGCGGTACACCTCCAGCAAGACCCTCCTCGACGCCTGCGGACTCGCCTTTTGACGGCAGTTGACAGCGCGCCTGTCTGCCATGCGCAGTAAGAGGCCATACGCGGCGCTCACGCCTTCCGAGACATGTCGGAGACACGCGCCTACCTAGTGGGCGGCTCAGGCCGTCTGCGGGCTGCTATGGCGTCCTGCGTGCTACGCGTGCCTGTAGATGGCTGACAAGCTGGTCGCTTGCGTCAGGGACTTGTGAGCGGGCGCGTGCGTGCGGGCATCTGTTCCCTCTTTTGATTTCATGTCCCAAGCAAGACAAGAGAAGCGCCTAGCGTGCCATCTGTTGCCAGCAGCCGGAAGGGCAGGAGAGCCAGCCGTCTGACAGGAGCGAGACAGGGACGGGAGACAAGAGAGCAGGAGAAAGACACGGACAGACAGCCAGGTCGAACAGGTGACAGACAGCCGCCCAGCCCTGAGCCTACGGACAGGCACGGGAAAGCCTGACGAAGCCAGCAGCCTGACAGACCTTACAGGCAGACGACGGATACCATGCAGAACACTGTACATCCATACAGTACTCGCCGTAGAATAGACACCCAGCGCACGCTACGGGCTGAGACACTCAGGCAATGACCGAGAGAACCCGCCTAGCGCTGACGAGTGATGGAGACAGTAAAAGGCAGTTGACAATGTTCCGGAATGGGTTCATAGTTCAGCCCATGCAGTAACCGCAGTGACGAACAGACGAACGCTTAGCCCTACCGGCAGCAAGTAGACAAAGACTCACGTCGGAGACAGCAAAAGGCAGTTGACAGATGGCGTAACGTCTGACACAATGCGAACCGTAGTAGATGCACCAGACGGGCAGGGCAGATAGTGAGAACTAGGCTGCGCCGTCCCTCTAAACGGCTTACTGTTCTGCCGCTACGAACAGCGCGATTCCAGCGACACGGAAGGCAGGACGGCTACAGCAGCAATGTAACCGAGACAGTGAAAGGCAGTTGACAAGCGGTAAGGCAGTCTGTAAGATGCGAATCATGCAGTAACGAGTGGGCAGCGTAGCGCTGCTGGCTCGGCGGAAGATTGGTTGAAGGTTGCGGATGTGAGTGTACGGGTCGAGCCGTTACGAGCGGATGCTTCTGAATGCCTTCCGGATGCAAAGCGCTCTGTAACAATTTGCTTGATGGCCCGTGCCAAGCTACGGCCGACTTAATTGTCGGATGAGAAGCGGCGGCGAACCATCAGATTCCTAGAGAATGACCTAGACACCGGCCATAGCTGTATCGGCTGCTGCTTCTAGGCTTTGACAGGGATTCATTAAGCGGCCTAGCGGCAGTCTAGCTAGGGACTACAGGCTCACCCGGTGACACCATAGAAACGAACGGGCTGTGTGCGGTACGTGACGTGATGACGGCTCGGCCGCTTAATGAATCTTTGTCTGACATTGCCTGAGCGTCGGCCAGTAGGCGGGCGCTGAGGCAATTTTTGACGCCTGCGTACCGTAGAATGCAGGTATTGACCATTGAGGCCATCATGAAACTACGGAAGATCACCAATAACGCGCATGAGCTTTCGCTACCTAGCGGGGTGCGCGTTCTGTTCAGCTACGAGGATGCCGTTGCCGCATACCATCCGGATACCGGGTGGGTTAAGACTTCGGCCGAAATGACCAAGGCGACCGCATGGGCCGTCAAGGAGTGGCTGCATGAGCTGGATGCCGAGAACGTGCGACCTGTCGATCAGGCCGTTCTCGATACCTTGCTCGTGAAGTGAGGTACAGGCGACTCCGGAAGGATCGCTAGGACCGCCGACAGGCGGGTGAACAGTGAGTGACTAGTCCGACGAGCGGCCACCTATCGAGGTGGCTTTTCTTTGGCCTCTTATGCTCAGTAGTCCTTATCTGGAGTCGCCATGACTACGCCAACTATGCAGACGGTCGCTTACAAGCGCGGCTATCTGCATTACTCGACCGTGGGTGATGCCACGTCCATCCGTGCTCAGAATGAGTGTGGGGAGTCCAAGGAATTCAGCAGCGAGCGCGCTGCGAAGGAATGGCTGAACCGCTACAACGGGCACAAGAACTGGACACACTGGAATGTCTCGCTGTATCTGAACAACGAGTACAACCTGTACCAGCTCTGCCTCGAAGCGTTGAAGCAGAACCGGAACAATCCGGTGCGGGCAGCGCGTGGGTTGATCGCTGGCGGCTGGCTTCCGACACGTACGCCGGATGGCGCGAAGTACAGCCACGCTGCGGTAGAGGCTGCGCTGCGCGACATGGTGGAGGGCTGACGTGGCGCAATCCATCACCGGCTACGGCCTCGACTTCGAGGTCAACCTCAGCAAGCGCGAAGCTAAGGCGCTGTGCGGTATGTATCCGCTTCCGGCCATCGGCAACGAAACGATCGTGGCAGTCGCACCGGACGGCTACGGTGGGCGCTACCGCCTGTACGTGCAGAACGTCAGCGGTATGTATGTGCTGGCGTCGTATCAGGTGCGGCGGGCGAAGTGGAAGGAAGTGTTCGGCGTCGAGGTGCGCTATGCGTGATCCTCAGCGCTGGTTCACCTCATCATCCGGCCGCGTCGAATTCTGGCTGTACGAAGCAGATGCTCGCTTCGGCTACCATCCCGGCCAGTGCGACGCGTCCATCGCCGGCCTGCGTCAGCAGCCGTACATCGCCAAGCAACTCGATGAGATAGATCCGGCCGCCCTGCGCGACGAACTGCGCGGGTACGGCGCGTGGGACGACGTGCAGCTCACCGACCACAACGAGAATCTGTCACGCATCCTATGGCTGGCGTGCGGCGACATCGTGGAAAACATGGGAGATTGAACTACAATGGCTGCATCTACCACCACGCCGGGGCCGAGCTTGGACACGATCAAGACTGAGACGGAGATCGCCAAGATGAACGCCGAGATTGCCAAGATCATGGCGGAGACGATCAAGACGAACCGGGAGAACCGGTGGTCGCCGGTCGTCCATGCTTCGGCCTTCCTCGCCGCTGGCGCGGCGCTTGTAACGGGCGGCGCCGCCCTCGCCAAGCTGTTCCTCCACTGACAGGTAGAATCGCGGGTTCCTTTACTACGGGAACCCGCATGCCTCGTCATCTGTTGATCGGCGCTTTCGTCGCCGCTATGTGTGCGTCTGCGCTGGCCGCGTCGAATAAGGACCGGCCGCGTAGCGCCACCGCTCGGCTGGTCCAGTGCAAGTCTGACATCGCACCGCTGGAAGCCAATTCTCCGGCCTTGTACCACGACATGCTCCAACGGTGCGTGCAGATTTTCAAGCACGACGCCGAACCGCAGGAGATGGCTGCGTATTTGCAGTATCTGCGGGGCAATTGAATCATCCAGCTACAGGCCCGCGCTGCGGGCTTGTGTCGGGCTGATTCGCCCGGTTGTATCTTCGACCCTTCAATTCACTGGACGGCGCATGACGCCTGATAGGAGCCTCTATGACGTACCTCTCGAATGCCGCAATGGACAAGGCAATCAAGTCCATCACCGCTCGCGGCGTGAAACTCCAGAATGACATCCAGCAAGTCGGCCTGTCGGCCATCAACGCGGTTGCCGATTGCGGCAACATCTTCTACGTGAACAAGCTGTTCATCGCCGTCCGTGAATTGAAGGGTTCCCGCTCTGCCGCGCTGGCCGAGTGGTTCCTGCTGTACGGCAAGGTCAAGGCGAATACCGACCCGAAGACCAAGCAAGACTCGCCGTTCTTGTTCGACCGCGACGGCGCGGCCGATCTCGAAGGCGCAGCGCTCGAACCGTGGTGGACGAAGGGCAAGAAAGAGCCCGATCCTGACGCGCTGTTCGACGTGAACGGTGCGGTATCCGCCCTGCTCAAGAAGATCAAGAAGGCAGGCGCAAAGACGAACAATCCGGAGTTGACCAAGGCGCTGCTCGCCGTCGGCGATCTCGTCAAATCCGAAGATGCAAAGGTAGTTCAGTCGTAACCCTCGGCCATTCGGCCATCCACTCATCATCGAAGGGCGCATGACGCTCGACGGGAGTCTGCAATGCAATCCAAGCTCAAGGCGCGTATCGCGCACAACCTCAAGAACCACACGATCACCAAGCCGAACGGCAAGCACATCACCGTGCCGTCCTCGGACAAGTACGTCTCCGAGCGCGTGCTCGGGAACGCGATGGGCCTCGCATTTGCCCAGGCACTCGTCGGGAGGATCGCATGAAGCGCTTCTACGACGTTGGCCTGACCGGCGCACTCGTGCCGATGAACAAGCGCGCAGCTCGTGTCACCGCAGCGGGAACGCGGGGCGCAGCCCGCCATTCCGCAGACCTCATGCCGCAGCGCGACCGCTCGCGTTCCAAGGATCACATCACGAACGTCCGCCGCAAGCAGCGCGAAGCCAAGCGCGGCCTCGAAGCGCTGTTCGCATGATCGCCGAGTACATCTGGACGCTCGGTGGCCTCGCTGCCGGGCTGCTGTTCGGCTACGTGTGGGGCCATGACATCGGCTATCACGACCGCATCCATGACGAGAACTCGGCCCGCCTCCGTGACCGCATCGACCGTGCGGAAGCAGACGCCCGTTCCTAAGCCTCGCGACCCTCGCGAAGTGCGTGAAGCAATCCGCTACTTCTTCCTGACAAGGAGTCTCAGAAAATGATCGTAGTCCGTACCTTCTCGGCCGTCGGCGGAGGCCGTCCGGGCCGTCGATTCACCCGGAGTTGCGACCGTGCAGCCCGCCGCCTCGGCTTCCGCAATGCTCAAGCATGGGCGCTGTCGCTCATCGAGCAACGCCTCCGCGAGCAGGCCACTGCTGCTAAGCAAGCCCGCAACGTGGACTTTGCCGATGCCGAGCTGCGCGTGGCTGCGCTGGAGGCCGCGTGATCCGTGTCGTCTACTTCGACCCTGATCTGTACCCGCAGCGCACACTGATGCACGGTGAGAAGCGCGTCCTCGCAGTCGTGCTGTTCGGCTGCATCACGATTTACCGGGCGGCCATCCAGCGGGCGTGAGCGCCAACTGCCCGACCGCCGCGTGCTCATGTTAGGTGCGCGGCCATTCAATCTTCCCACCATCTGATTTCAAGGAGCATGACTCTTATGAAGCTGTCCGCAATCATCACCGCAACCACCCGCAAGCTGCATGGCCTCGCTGTGCGTACCCATCTCGCGTCGCTTCGCCTCACGGTCGCTGCGGCAGAAGCGGAGGGCCGCGCTGCGGTCAAGGTCGAAGCTTCGACGCGTAGCTACGCCAAGCTCGCCGATCAAGTAGCGCTGGAATCCGCGAAACGCGCTGACGCGGCGCTCGTCCACTCGCTGCGTGTCCGCGAGGCTGCGGCTCAAGAAGCGGCCAACATCGGAGGGTCGCTGTAATGTCGAATCCGTTCAAGAAGGGCGACAAGGTCCGCTGCGTCAAATCGTGGGGCAAGGAGGGCTTGCACATCACCGAGGGGCGCGTCTACGAGGTCACGAGAGACGACAAGGCGTACGTCTACGTGACTCGCGACAACGGTGAACGTGATGGCGGCTACTACGCCGCCAGCTTCGAGCTGGCCGGTGAGCTGACCGCGACGCTTACGCCGAAGTCGCCCGAGCAGGAGATCAGCACGGAGTTCGAGATTCGCTGGCACCGCTCGAAGGGCGCGGGCGTGCGCCCGTGCGGTCCGATGAGCGGGCGTGTCATCAGCCGTCGTCCGACGCAGAAGCTCGCCGAGGAGTTCATCGAGAACAACGCAGGCAACTACGCGGACGGTGAGTTCAGCATCACGCAAGTCACGGTGCTCAAACGCGTGCAGCAGGTTCGCCGCGTGAAGCGCGTCACCAAGACCGTTCATGAGCTGGTGGACGCATGACCGGTGAGCAGCTCAAGGAAGCAGGCCAAGCCGCAGCCGCGAAGCGCGCCGGCCGGGAGTGGAGTGACGCAGCCGTAGCGGCAGCGAAGGACTACGCCGCTACGCAGTACTCCATGTACGGCGATGAGCACCTCACCATCGACCAGCTCCGCGATTCCGGCGTCTGTCACGAGCCGCCGAACGCGAACGCATGGGGCGCGCTGCCTAAGCGCCTCGTCAGCGAGGGCATTCTGTTCCCGACCAGTATCACGGTCAAGGCGAAGCGCCCGCTGGCTCATGCCCGCACGGTGCGGGTGTGGCGTGTGAACGTGGACGCGCTGTAATTGGCCGAAGCGTGGCTCCGCGCCGCGCAACGCCTCAAGCTCGGGCAGAAGGGCCGAGCATTCCACGGTTGTTCCGGGTCTAGCTCCAGTCCCACGCTACTCATCAGCCACGAACGCGACAAGTGGTCGGGCTGGTGCTTCCGCTGTCACGAGACAGTGATCGAGTGGAAGCCGGTTGAGTCCTTCGCAGAGCGCGTCAGGCGTATGCGGGGTGAGCAGGAAGCTGATGAGGCAGCGGCATCGACCGCAGCCCCGCCCCAGCCTGCGAACTTCGACATCGAGACGTGGCCCATCGAGGCTCGGCTGTGGCTCCTCAAAGCGTCCATAGGGCGCTCGGAAGTCGGACAGCTAGGTGCGTACCACCATGCCCGTACGAACCGCGTGGTGCTCCCTGTCGTAAACGACGGACGCATTGTGTACTGGCAGGCCCGCTCGGTTGACGGGCGTGATCCGAAGTACATCGGTGCGGCCATCGACAAGCGACACATCATCGCATCGTACGGGCAGGGTGATCCTGTTCTGGTCGAGGACATTCTCAGCGCGTTCCGCATTGGTCAAGTCGGCCACGGCGTAGCGCTCATGGGGACGTCCCTAACAGACAAGGTACTCGCTCGGCTGATCCAGCAGCAGCGTCCGGTAACGGTATGGCTAGACCCGGACAGCGCGGGCCGCGAGGCTGCGCGTGGCATCGTCAAGAGACTGTCCCTCGTCGGGCTGAATCATCGTCAGATCGTAACCCGTCGTGATCCCAAGCTACTAAGCAGAGGAGAGATCAAATCGCTATTGACAGCAGCCTTCTGAGGTTGCTGCGAACTCGTGAGCAGTACGAACGCCTGATTAACTTCGTCCCGCTGGACTCGCTGGAGCTGGCGACCCGGACGTTGTTGAAGGACTACGGCAAGTTCTTCAAAGCCAATCCTGAGACGCAGGGCATCGACCCGTCAGCGTTCCTGTCTTACTTCGCAGTATCCCACCCGAACCTCAAGCCCGATGCGATGGCCGTGTTCCGCGCTGCCATCCTCGACACACGCAACCCACCACCACCCGGAACCGAGGACGGCATTCGTGACCGCCTCGTGTCGCTGGCTACGGCCAGCAAGCTGCAAGTCCTGCTCGAAGGCTACAACGACGGGGAGGCCGATCTCACGGCTGGCCTGCGCCAGCTCAGCGAGCAGCACGAGAACTGGACGCTGCGCAAGGCGAAGCACCCGAAGGTCAAGGATCGAATCGAGGACATGCTCAGCATGACCGAGAACGACACCGGCTTCCGCTTCCGCCTGAACGTGCTGAACGAGTGCATGACGCCGCTGTGGGAGGGCGACTTCCTGATCGTCGCTGCCCGCGTTGACAGTGGCAAGTCCACGTTCTTCGCATCCGAGTTGACGTACATGGCCGAGCAAGTCCCGGCGCTGTACGGAGATCGTGACCGCCCGATCATCGTGTTCAACAACGAAGGGCCGGGTCGCAAGCTCAGGCACCGCATGTTCAACGCGGCCATCGGCGTGGACAACACCGCGCTGGTAGAGAAGTCCAAGGCGGGCACGGTCTACAGCGAGTACTGCGCCAAGACCGGCGACCGCATCCTGATCTTCGACGTGCACGACTACACGATGGGCCAGCTAGAGGACATCGTGAAGGAGCTTGATCCGTGCATCGTCGTCATCGACATGCTCGACAACGTGCAGGCTGACGTGAGCGTAGCAGCGAACGGCGGTACTCGCACCGATCAGCTCCTCGAATGGCTGTACCAGCGTGCCCGTGTTTGGGCCGTGAAGTACAACTGCGCAGTCATCGCTACGTCGCAGCTCAGCGGCGACGCGGACGGCGAGATCTTCCCGAAGCTGTCCATGCTGGCGAACAGCAAGACGGGTAAGGCGGGTGCGGCGGACGCCGTAATCATGCTGGGCCGCAGCAACAACGTGGACTTGCAGAACACCCGATTCATTAGCACACCCAAGAACAAGAAGCGCCGCGACGGGGCAGCTCAAGACCCACGCCGCGAGGTTTCGTTCAAGGGGCCGATAGCGAGGTTCGAAGATTGAATCTGGTCAAGGTATGGGACTTGGAGACGAGCACGAAGCTGGAGTACAAGCGGGTGGCGAACTCATTCAGTCCCGACAACTACATCGTGGCGAACGCACATCGATCGTTCAAACTGGTCGGCTCGAAAATGGAGCGGCGAGATGCGGGCGTATTCGCTGCGTACTACCCGGATGCAGCCGGTGTCGATGCCGACCGCGAGGCCCGCATCGCAGCGTGCAAGCTCATGCAAGGCACGGACTGGTTCGTCAAGCTGCTCGAAGGCACGAAGCTGCTGGTCGGACACAACATCAAGTTCGACGTGCTCTATGCACTTGGCAGTCCGAACAGCAACCGCGAGGCAAACCGCAAGGCGTGGATGGCATGGGTCGCTGCGGGTGGCCTCGTGTGGGACACGCAGCTCGCTGAGTATCTGTTGAAGGGGCAGGCGCAGGAGGCGCACATGCTCGACCTCGGCACGACTGCAATCGAGCACGGCGGCAACGCCAAGCTGGATGAAGTCAAGCTGATGTGGGAGCAGGGTGTCGAAACAATCGACATTCCCCGTGACAAGCTGATGGACTACCTCGTCGGCTTCGAGGCCAATGGCGAGTGGGAGCACGGCGACATCGGCAACACCGAGCTGATCTTCCGCAGCCAGTACCTCATCGCGAACAAGCGAGGCCAGCTCCGCTCGATCTTCATGAACATGGGCGCGCTCATCTACACCATCGAGTGCGAGCTGAACGGCATGTTCGTGAACCAGCCGCTTGCTAACGAGCTGGCGAAGGAAGTCGAGGAGGAGCTGGCTGCGAAGCTGGTCGAGGTGAACAGCTACATTCCGGCTGACCTGCCGTTCGAGTTCAACTGGAACAGCCGCTTCCACAAGTCCGCGCTGATCTTCGGCGGCAACGTCAAGTATAGGGCACCTGCCCCGGTGCTGGATGACGACGGACAGCTCCAGTATTACTCGAAGAAGGAAACCCATTTCATCCTCGAAGATGGCACGACGATGGAGGTTGCCGAGTATCACCAGCGCGCTGCGGGTGACTGGCCGGACGACGGGCGGGTATGGTCGAACTACACCAAGTTCGCGGGCGGAAAGAACAAGGGCGAGCCTAAGACGAAGCAAGTCACCGTGCCCGACAAGGAGCGCGGGCCTAAGACCCGTATCGAGGACCACTTCTACAGGTTCGAGGGCTACACCAAGGGCGACAAGAAGTGGCAGAGCGAGAGCGATCCGGGTGTGTACTCCACGGCCGGCGACGTGATCGAAGCCCTCGGCAATCGCGGCATCCCGTTTCTCGACGCGATGGCTCGTGTCCAGGCACTGACGAAAGACCTCGGCACCTACTTCATTCGCTACGACGAGAAGAAGAAGTGTCACGTCGGGATGCTGACGCTGGTTCAGCTCGACAGCATCGTGCATCACATGCTGAACCACACGAGCACGGTGACGGGTCGCCTGTCATCGAGCAACCCGAACCTCCAGAACTTGAGCAAGGGGCAGAAGTCCCGCGTCAAGGAAGTGTTCGAGTCGCGGTTCGGCAAGGACGGCGTGATTATCCAGTCCGACTTCTCGTCGCTGGAGGTGTACGTTCAGGCCATCCTCACCAAGTCCGAGAAGCTGATCGAGGACTTGAAGTCCGGCAAGGACATGCACTGCGTCCGGCTTGCCGCGAAGGAGGGCATGGAGTACGACCGCGTGTTCGAGCTGTGCAAGATCATCGCCGACCCCGAGTGGGACTACAAGCGAACCGGCGCGAAGGTGTTCTCGTTCCAGCGAGCGTACGGCGCAGGCAACGCGACCATCGCGGAGTCCACGGGTATGCCGCTGGAGGAAGTCGAGGCGCTGTCACGGGCCGAGGACGAGCGCTACTACGAGGTTCCTGCGTACTTCGCAGCCAAGACCGAGGAGATCAAGGCGAGCCGCGAGGCCGCTGGCATCTGGCTCAAGCATCCGTTGAACGGAGCGGACGTGCAGCTCGGCGTAGGCCATAGCCGCACACCGGGCGGCAAGCTGTACACGTACAAGGAGTCACTCGCCCCGGACTTCCTCGCCAAGCGCGGCACGCTGCGCAACTTCATGCCCACCGAGATCAAGAACTACGAGGTGCAGGGCGAGGGCGGTGAGGTTGCCAAGGCGGGCATGTGGCTGACGGTGCGTGCGTTCTATACGTACGAGAACTTCAAGATGCTGGCACTGCTAGTCAATCAGGTGCATGACGCTGAGTACGCTGACGCCCATGCGAGCGTCAAGATCAAGGCCGCTGCGCTGCTCCATGCCTGCATGTCCGAGGCGAGCAACTTCTTTTCGTGGTTCCTGCAATGGCCGATCCCGCTACCTGTCCCAACGGACACGGTGATGGGGCCGAACATGGGCACCGAGAACAAGATCGACGACCCCGAGTTCGAAGCGATGGTTGCCAAGGCGCGACCGTGGCTCCGCAAGCAATTCATGAACGGCTACGTTCCGACCTTTACCCATTAAAATAAGGAGAACTATACAGATGACGAACTTCGATTACGCAGCAGCCATCGCAGCAGCAGCCGAGACTTCCACCGACATGAACGTCGCATCGGCAGGCGGCGGCGACTACGCTCCGCCCGCTGAAGGCAAGGCGGGCCTGCGCTTCGTGGCCTACATCGAGACGGGTAAGCAGGAGGGCACGTATCAGGGCAAGCCGAAGGTGAGCGACAAGGTGTTCCTCGTGTTCGAACTGCATGGTCCGAAGTGGCCGCTGAACGATAACGGCGAGCCGCAGCGCATCACGGTCGAGGTGAACAAGTCGCAGAACGAGAAGGCCGGGTTCTACAAGATGTTCAAGACCATGAACTACGAGGGCAAGGCACGCATCTTCGCCCAGCTCCTCGGCGGCGACTTCCAAGGCAAGATCATCCACCGCAAGTACAAGAACAAGCGCGGCAAGGAGGTAACGGTTGCCGAGCTGTACGACAAGGTGAATCAGGTGTACACGATCGAAGCGCCGTTTATCGAGGACGAGGAGGGGAACACGAAGCGCCGTAACGTACCGCCGGCCATCACGCCGATCAAGGTGTTCCTGTGGGACAGCCCGAGCAAGGGCATGTGGGACAGCATCTTCATCGACGGCGAGTACCCGGAGCGCAAGGACGAAAAGACCGGCGAGGTGACTGCACCGGCCAAATCGAAGAACAAGTTCCAGCTCGCCATCAAGGGCGCGAAGAACTTCAAGGGTTCACCCATCGAGGCGCTACTCGACGGCGTGGACGACGAGGCGCTGAACAGCGTGGGAAAGTCCCCGGAGCAGGTGATCGCGGAGAAGAAGGCCGCATCGTCTGCGGGTGCCGTAGAGGGTACGCAAGCTGGTTCGACCGCAAATGCCGAAGCTGCCGCAGCAAGCGAGAAGTCGAAGCCTTCAACCGGCGCTTCCAAACTGCCCGACCATAAAACGGACTCGGCAGGTGCGGGCGAATCCGAGGATGACGAGCTGGGCGACGGCGACGATCTGCCGTTCTGATGGACTTCTCGGCAGAGATTGAAGCAGCCGCCTCTGCCGCAGAACGTGAAGCAGTATCCGACTCGGTGCAGGAGGTTGTGCCGGGTCGGACGCTTCACCTCGACGGCGACTACGCTGCGTACTTCTGCGCGGGCGGCAGCGAAACATCGGCGGCGACTGCCCGCTTCATCACTGACCAGCGAATCGAGACGGCGACACGTATGGCGGGCGCGACCCGCTGCGTGATTCACCTGACACACGCAGCGTCTGACAAAGGCAAGAGGTTCCACGCCGCGAGCGTGAAGCCCTATCAAGGACAGCGCCAAGGGCACAAGCCTAAGAACTGGCGCTTCGTACGTGAGTATCTGGAGCTGGCCCCGTACAAGCCGTGGGAGCGCCTGCTGTGGCGCGACCGCGAGGCGGATGACGGCATGGGCCTCGCATCGAACCGCATGAACCCGGTACGCGACACGGTGATCCACACCCGCGACAAGGACATGCGAATGCTTCCCGGCACGCATCTCACCTGGACTGATTACCTGCTCGTGCATGTGCCGCTCGGCGCGTACGAAGTGATCGGTGCGGACGGGGAGACATACGGTACGAAGTGGTTCTGGCTCCAGATGCTACAAGGCGACAACGCCGATCACATTCCCGGACTGGAGAAGCATGAAGGTAAGAACTGCGGCGAGGTTACGGCAGCAGAGCTGCTGGCTGGAACGCGAAGCGACGCTGACGCGTTTGAGATCGTTGCTGGTGCGTATCGCTCGCACTATGGCGGGGGCTGGGACGATCGACTCTGCGAGCAAGCTGCGCTTCTCTGGATCAGACGGGCGACTGATGCGCCAGTACACGAGTTCCTCGCCGTCTGCCCGCCGCGCAGTGGTCTATTGCCTGCTGTACGGCGACTTGCCGAACGCATTCAAATGAAGGAGGTAATCGCCCATGAGGCGTCTCAGCAAGACTGAGCTGACTGGCTACCGCAAGCGGTGGCAACGAGAGAACCCGCGCTGTCCTCTGTGTGCGCGGCTGATGGATGCCGACACGGTGGTCGATCATGACCATCGAACCGGCGAGTGCCGTGCAGTGATCTGCCGCTGGTGCAACGCGGTGCTCGGCAAGATCGAGAACTGGGCGTTCCGCATCGGCAACGGGGTAGACCCGCTGATGTTCCTCGGCAACGTGTCCGCGTACCTCGACCACGCATCCACACCCGGCGCTGGCAAGGGCGTCATCTACCCATCCCACAAGACCGAGGACGAAAAGCGCCTCGCACGTAATAAGAAGGCACGCGTCGCCCGCGCCAAAGCCAAGCTCGCCAAGGAGGACTAATGCAAGTATCCCGTAAAGACTTTACCGACAACGACATTAAGGATGCCTATGCAAAAGCAGAAGGTCGAATGGCGAAGGCCGCATCACTTCTGTCCGATCTTGGTCGTGGCACGGTCAGCCCGCAGCTCGCACGGTATTGGGTCAGCAAGCTCGATTCGACGGAACTCCCCGAGGAGCAAGATCGGGTCAAGGAACTGGCTGCTCTCCGCAACACCCGGACGGAGAACAATCGGCTGCGGCGTGCATTGGATGAGGCGCTGGCTCGCGTAGGTACTGCGGAGGCTTTCCTCGACGGCGTGACGGATGCGGTCAGCACGCTGAACCGCGAGCGACGCCAAGTCACGAAGCCGGTCAAGGCCGACCCGAAGGGCACGCCCCTGACGGTCGAGGTGCTGCTCAGTGACCTCCAGATCGGCAAGCTCAGCGGGACGTACAACAGCGACATCTCGATGCGCCGCCTCAAGGCGTTCGGCGAGGCGCTCCTGTTCCAGATTAAGCAGAAGGTCACGGTCGGCTACAACGTCGAGCGCGTCATCCTCGCCATCATCGGCGACATCATCGAGTCCGACAAGAAGCACGACAACAGTGCCCGTGCCACCGACACCGGCACTGCGCAACAGATTCACGATGCGACGGTCGGCATCTACCGCTACGTCATTGAGCCGTTAGCTGCGCTGGGCATTCGCCTGGACATCATCGGCGTCACCGGCAACCACGATTGGGACGGCCACGGCATCACGCAGTTTCGTCCGGGCCGCGAGCAGCTCAGCTATCCGCTGTACAAGGCGCTTGAGCTGCTGTGTCAGACGGCGGGCATGCCGCACGTCACGTTCGACATTCCGGACGGCGTGTTCACCACGGCCCACATCTACGGGCAGACGGTGCTGTACGAGCACGGCGTCGGCGTGGCTGTGACCGAGGCGTCGATGAAGGCGCACAAGATCAAGCGCAGCGAGCAGCTCGGCAAGTACGTCACGTTCTTCCGCATGGGCGACAAGCACAACGTCTGCTCGTTCAACTCCGGACAGTACGTCGTGAACGGCGCGTTCTTCGGCAGCGACAACGAGGGCATCGAGTACAGCTCCATCGCGGGCTTCTCGTCCGTGCCCGCTCAGTGGATGGGCTTCCACACTCCCCGCGACGACAGCCGCTTCACGCTGTACGACAGCTTCGTCATCCAGCTCGCACACATCAACTAAGGAGACGGGATGCGCGACCTCACTGGCGCGCTGCAACACCTCGCATCGGAAGGTGGCGAGGTCGCGCAGGCCGCAATCAAGGCGATCCAATTCGGCCTTATCACCTATTCGCAGCTCAGCAAGAAGGAGCGCAACGCACTGGAGCAGGAGCTTGGTGACGTGTTCGCGCTCGGCGAGCTGCTCATGAGACACAACGTCGTTCGCAGCGAGCGAGTCCACGACCGCACGCAGATGAAGCTCAACAGTTACGGGAGGAAGTATGGCTAAGGTTATCGGCGTCATGGGATTGGCAGGCGCGGGCAAGGACACGGTTGCGCAGATTCTCCAGCGCGGACTGATATCGGCGGGCCTCAAGCACGTTGTCATCGGCGGCTTCGCGGACTACCTCCGCAACATCAGCAAGGAAGTGGGCCTCGACCCGTTCAACCGAGATCGCAAGGAGACGCCTCACATCATCGGCGAGGACGATCTGACCGACCGTTGCTGGAACGCACTGGAGACTGCGCTCTGCCGACTACTCCCGGCGCGTGATCGCGCTGCGCTGTGGGCGTACTTCTTCGATGACCTGAATGACCGCTTCCTCCGCGACCGCTCGGCGACGTACCCGTACTACGAGATCAGCCCGCGTCAGTTCATGCAGGCGCTCGGCACGGCAGGGCGCAAGGTGCGCGACACGTTCTGGATCGATCTGGCGCAGAAGAAGTGGGCCGCGTTCCCCGGCGTCGTACTGGTGACGGACTGCCGCTTCGAGAACGAGGCCGCTGTCGCCGACAAGATCATCCTTGTCCGCCGCCCGGACGCCCCGCCCGTCGCCGAGCACGTCAGCGAGCAGTTCTCCGCCGCACTCACCGAGGGCGCAGTGACCATCCCCGGCATGGAGCTGATCGATAACGACGGTTCGCTCGAAGAACTCGAATGTGAGGTGGCGGTGCTGGGTGCATCGTACGCCGACTTTTTTGCAACCGCGTATTAAGGAGTCCAAGATAATGGCACGCTACTTCGTCCACAAGGCAGTCGAGTTCTCGGCACTCTCCGCAGCGCGCAAGAAGGCAATCGGCGCAGCAGTCATCAGCGACCTCGCCGCGACGTATGACCTCCAGTACAAGTACGACGGCTGCAACGTCATCGTGAAGCTGCTGGACATGCAGCACTTCGAGATCATCAGTCGCACCGGCGAGAAGGTGCGCAGCATGGATCACGTGGGCCGACGCCTGCTGAACCTGTTCCGCGATGCACTCCAGCGCGGAAACACGTTCGCGGTGCTCGGCGAGGCATGGGCCAAGGGCCACCCGCAGAAGCGTATCTCGGGCTGGTTCCGCAAGCACGAGAACTCGCCGCACCTCCAGATGGCAGCGTTCGATCTGTTGCCGCTGGACGACTTCGAAGCGGGCGCGTGTGCTCACAAGTTCGGCCAGCGCTATGACACGCTGAGCGTGTGGACGCGGGGTTTCACCGAGAGCGATACGGTGTTCCTCTGTCCGTTGTTCCTCGCAGGCTCGTACGGCGATCCGATGGAGCACGCTGACGCGCTCTGCGCACATGGTGACAAGCGCGCATTCGACGGCGCGGTGCTGCGTGATCCGAACGCAGGCTGGAAGGCTGGGTCGGGTAGCGACGGCGCAATCATCAAGGTCAAGCCGCGTGTGTCATTCGACCTGCGCATCGTAGGCGTCGAGGAGGGCGAGGGCAAGTACGCAGGGACGACGGGCAAGCTGGTGCTCCAGTTCGCTGACGGTGCGGTAGTCAAGGCCGCAGGTGGCACGAACGCCGAGCGCGCTGGATGGTTCGCTGATCCGTCGAGCATCGTGGGCAAGATCGGCGAGGTGGTCTGCCTCGAACGTATGGCGAGTGGCGAACTGCGCGAACCGGTGTTCAAGGGCGTGCGCTTCGACAAGGTGGACATCGACTGATGACGATGGCGCGTACGCAGGTTGAACTGGAGCGTGAGACTCGGGAAGCAGGCAAAGCTCGCGCCGTGACGATGATGGAGAACCGGGAGAAGAACGGTCACGCAGACACCAACCCGTACGCGGCGGCCGTGTACCGGCGCTGGCTTCTCCCACTGGCCGACGTGATCGAGGCCGATGTGCAGAGCACGGGCAAGGCGGGACGGCGCGCTGCGCACGTCGCGCTGCTCAAGCCGCTCGACCCGCGAGCCGTGGCGCACATCGCGGTGCGTGCGGTGCTCGTGTCGCTGTTGAAAGACGGCGTGGGCGACGTGCGCCGCGTGGCGCGTGTCATGGGCAAGGACATCTACGGCGAGCTGGTGCTGTCCACGTTCGAGCATGTGCAGCCCGAGATTTACTGGACGCTGCTGCACAACCTCGACGCCCGTAAGTCGCGGGCCGGTACACACCGAGTCAACGTGATCCGCAACGCCGCGAACAGTCACGCAGTCGAGCTGCCGCAGTGGTTGCCGAGCGACCGCGAACAGGTAGCGCTCTGGATCATCGAGCAGCTCCGAGTGCTGGGCATGGTGGACGTGCGCAAAAGCACGCACAAGGGCATGGGTGGCTCGCTGGTGACTGAGATGGAGATTCACCTGTCCGACGCCACGAAGGCTGTTGTGGGCGGCATACGTGAGGCAGTGGCGTACACGATGCCGTATGCACTGCCGTTCATCGAGCAGCCGAAGGATTGGGTGTCGATGTTCGACGGTGGCTACCACACCGCAGACTTGCGCAAGATCGTTCCGGGCTTCGTGAACTTCGGCAAGACATCGATGAGCCTCCAGCAGATGCGCGAGCTGGACATGCCGAATGTCCGCGAGGCCATCAATCATCTACAGGCCGTGAAGTGGCGCGTGAACCGACGGGTGCTGCAAGCCGTGCAGGACTGCGCCCGCCACGGCATCGACATGGACGAGATCATCTCGCAGGCCGAGTTGCCGAAGCCGGACAAGCCCGAGTGGCTGACGGACGAGATGAAGAAGGAGGACATGACCGGCGACGAGCTGGTGGAGTTCTCCGAGTGGAAGCGCCGCATGGCGAACTGGCACACCGAGCGCAAGCTGCGCGGTTCGCGGTGGGGTCGGTTCTACATGACGACCCGCATAGCGCTCAAGTTCCGGGACTACCCGGTGCTGCACTTCATGTACCAGGCGGACTTCCGAGGCCGTCTGTATGCACTCACAACGGGCATCAGCCCGCAGGGCAGCGACATGCAGAAGTCGCTGCTCGAATTCGCGGAAGGCAAACGGCTCGATACTCCTGACGCCGTTCGCTGGTTCAAGATCGCAGGAGCTAACCGATTCGGAGTGGACAAGGTGCCATTCGAGGATCGCATTGCATGGGTACATCAGTATGAACGTCACATCATCGAATTCGCAAACGATCCAGTCGGCAACCGTGGATGGCAAGAAGCTGACTCACCTCTCCAATTTCTTGCGTGGTGCTTCGAGTACGCCGAGTGGAGACAACGCCCTTCTGATTTCGAAAGTCGAATCGCAGTTGGCCTCGACGGTAGTTGCAATGGCCTACAGCATTTCTCGGCAATGCTGCGAGATTCTGTTGGAGGACGGGCGGTTAATCTCGCTCCCTCTGACCGACCTAACGACATCTACCAGCGCGTAGCAGACGTTGTAGCAGCCAAACTGTCCGACCCAAATTTGGAGTTCCGACACGAGCGCGATTCTGCTCTGCGGGATAAGTGGGTAGCTCACGGCATGAATCGTAGCATCGTCAAGCGCTCTGTCATGACGCTCCCGTACGGCTCCACTCGATTCTCCTGCGCTGAGTTCATCAACGAGGACTATCTCAAGAAGGGCGAGGCCACTGAGTTCGAGACTTCTGAGTATCGGTTCGCTGCTGACTTCCTGTCCCACATCGTATGGGATTCCATCGGGGAGGTAGTCATTGCGGCTTCTGCTGCGATGGCGTGGCTTCAGAAGGCTGCTGGGTCGATCCTCAAGCGCGGCTGGCAACAGATCGAGTGGACTGCGCCATCCGGCTTCAAGGTACAGCAGGCGTACAACGAGATCGACATCGTACGGGTGAACACGAAGCTGCTAGGGCATACGGTCATCAAGGTGTACGGCGGCATGTCGGACACGCCGAGCGCACGACACCACAAGAACGGCATCGCGCCGAATTTTGTACACAGCATGGACGCCGCTCATTTGACTCTGACCGTTCAGGAGTGCAGACGGATAGGAGTCGATTCGCTGGCGATGATTCACGACGATTACGGGACGCACGCGGCGGACACCGAGAAGCTCTACCGCGCCATCCGTACGACTTTTGTGGGGATGTATGAAACGAATGATCCGCTCGCTGACTTCCGCAGCCAGTTCGATGACCTCCCGGCTTTGCCGAGCCGTGGCGATCTCGATCTGTCTCAGGTTGAGCAGAGTCCGTTCTTCTTCGCATGACGTTTATCAGCCTTGCTTGGGTCATGAAATGCCTGATTCGAATTCATGTTCCAAGCAAGACGCACAACAGGAGCCAGCTTTGGAACAAGTGATTGTCCGCCTCGATGCGGTGATGCTGCGGCGATTGGAGGAACAACTCCCGAAGCCGATTGTGAATTCGACTACCACGGAGCTGATGGCCGGGTACGCCTTGGGCGTGCAGACCGTCCTCCAGAAATTGAGGGAAGGCTATGCCGTTGACCGGAGCTAAGTGGAATGTGCAATTTCAGGACTCTGATCGTTCCGCCATCAAAGCCGCGCTGTACCGGCAGTACGGAACCATGCAGTCCCCGGATTCGAAGGCGTGGTTCAAGACTGTCGATGCCGAGCACGTCTACCACGTCGTCTGCGGCGAAAGCAGCCCGTTCGAGTCGATCCTCCTGAACGGCTACCTCTTGTGCATGGCGCTCGACACTGCATGGTGGTCGCCGGATAAGAAGCTGCTGCACGAGATGATGCTGCTCAAGGTCGAGCCGAGCGCGTGGAACTTGCGCTCGGTGCTGCGGGCATTCGTTGAGCTGGGCAGGCGAGTAGGCGCAGCGGGCCTCACAAGCGGTACGTCGCTGCACATGAACGACCGCAAGCTGGCCCGCGTCTACGAACGGTTCGGATTCCGTACCGTAGCACACTCACTTTATCTGGAGCTTTGAATGGGGAATTTATTCAGTAAGACCTTTGCGAACTCGCAGGACGGCGGAGCTTCCACGACCGCGCCGCGCCCGACCACGGCGGCTGACATGATGTACAACGCCGTACTTGGAAGTAAGGCGAAGGGATGGGCGTCGTATCTAGGCGAGGACTTGCCGAAGGGCGAGACGGACAGCGGCTTCATGTCGGTGGGGCAGATCGGCGCACTCAAGACGCGCTACGAGACGAAGTACGCCTCCGATCAAGAAGCCGCTGCCGCGAGGGCACGGCAGGACGCGCTCGACAACGACCCGGCAGTCAAGGCAGGCCGCGAGGCAGCAGCCCAAGCGGAGGCCAACGCAGCAACCCAAGCCGCAGCCGCCAAGCAGGCGGGCATCGACGCCGCGAACGCATCGGTGAACGCCGCGAATACGGCAGCGAACGGGCAGGCCCAGCGTGCGGCTCTGGATGACGTATCCAGCGCGCAGGTCACGGACGCAAGCGCCAGCGTGGACACGAACGCGAACTCGCAGGGCGGGGCAGCGAACGATCCACGCCGTCGCTACGTCGGCAACGCAGCAGTCGCCTCGTCGTCCAACGCATCGGTATCCCGTGGCGGGGCCGGTATCTCGATCTCGTAAGGAGGGAACATGGGTGGAGTGGTTAAGAGCATCGTCGGCGGCATCTTCGGGCAGGCGTCGAAAGACACCGCCGACATGAGCGGCGTGGCTGAGCAGACGCGAGCGATCAAGGAGGCAGCCGAGCGGCAAGCGCAGGCCACGCTCGCAGCAGCGCAGTCGCAGAAGCAGGCGGCGGACGCGGCGGCGGCAGCGCAGGCACAGCAGGCCCAGCAGTCCGCTCAGGCGGCGGCGCAGTCGCAGATGCAGTCGGTGAACCAGCAGCAGCTCAACGCCAAGGCGGCGGCTGACGCGCAAGAGAACGCGGCTAAGACCGCAGCCGAGAACACCGTGAAGGTGGACACGACGCAGAACTCGGAGGACTCATCGGACGATAGTGCGTCGCTCCGACGACGGTACATGCAGCAGGCCCAGCAGTCCGCAGCCACGAAGGGCGGATCGGGGATCACGCTTAGCTGATGCGGTTCACGGCTGAGCAGGCGTGGGAGTCCCTTGCTGGACTTCGACGCCCACTGCTGACGCGTTGTGAGAAGTACAGCGCGTTCACCCTGCCGACGATCATTACGCCGCAGGGCTACAACGAGGAGCTTGAGGAACTCCAGACCGACTTTCAATCCGTAGGCGCGCAAGGCGTCAACAACCTCGCGAACAAGCTGATGCTGGCGCTGTTCGCACCGTCCCGCCCGTTCTTCCGATACCAAGTCTCCCCGAAGCTCCTCGCCCAGCTCAAGCAACAGCTCGGCGTGCAGGAGGGCGACTTGCAGGACATGCTCGCGACGGGTGAGCGGAATTGCATCAAGGAGCTGGACGCGATGGGTGTGCGGCCGAAGCTGTACGAGGCCATGAAGCACCTCATCGTGACCGGAAACTGTCTGCTGATCCTCGGTGACGATGACTCCGACGTGCCGATGCGCGTGCTGTCGCTCAAGCGGTTCGCCGTGAAGCGGAGCATGAGCGGCAAGGTGCTCCAGATCATCATCCACGAGACGGTGCGATTCGATGAGCTGGACGACGAGGTGCAGAAGATTGCCGCAGAGTCGAGCAACCGGTACGCGAACGCTGACCCGAACGACCCGAACTCGTGCCCGGAGGTGAAGTACTTCACATGGGTGCGCTGGGATGGCGTGGCGAACTACGTGGTAACGCATCACGTTGATGACATTGAGCTGCCCGCCACGTTCTCCGGGAAGTACACGGACAAAGACCTTCCGTACATTCCGCTGACGTGGGAGCTGTCCGACGACAACGACTATGGCACCGGGCTGGTGGAGCAGATGGCGGGCGACCTCGCCGCGCTGTCGGCGCTGTCCGAGGCCGAGGTCAAGGGCGCGATCCTCGCGTCGGAGTTCCGCTGGTTGGTGAACCCGGCAGGTACGACCCGCCCGGAGGACATCGAGGACAGCGCGAATGGCGCAGCTCTCCCCGGAACGAAGGACGACGTGATCCCGCTGAACAGCGGCACGGGGCAGTCCATGCAGTACATCGACACGGTGGCGACCAAGTACGTCAACCGTATCGGCAAGGGCTTCTTACTCAGCTCGTCCATCGTCCGCGACGCAGAGCGCGTGACAGCGGAGGAGATTCGGATGCAGGCGAACGAGCTGGAGACGAGTCTCGGTGGCGTGTACTCGCGCCTCGCCGTGGACTTCCAGAAGCCGATGGCGTACTGGCTCACGAAGCGGGCCGGTGTGCAGCTCGCAGGCAAAGACATTCAGCCGATGGTCATCACAGGCCTGGACGCACTGAGCCGCAACGGCGACCTCGACAACCTCAAGCTGGCGCTGCAAGACCTCGCAGCCGTCTCGGGTATGCCACCGCAAGCGCTCGCGGTGCTCAACCTCACGGCCATCGCCAAGGCGATCTTCATGGGCCGAGGCGTGAGCATGGCCGAGTACGTCAAGACGCCTGAGCAACAGCAGGCTGACCTCTCGAATGAGAACGCAGCCGCACTCGCACAGCAAGTCGCTCGACCCGTCGCATCGGCGGTCATGGGCGGTCAACCAACTCAATAAGGAGCAAGACACATGATTCTATTCAAGCACTTCCGTCTGATGGACGAGGCAGTTGGTGACGGTTCGGCAGTATCGGCTGGCGGCGGCGCAGTCGCCGAGTCCGCCGTCAGTCCGCCGGAGATCAGCCTGAACGCAGTCTCGACGCAGCTCTCGGTGGAGGAGAAGGCGTCGCGTGACGCTGGCGCTCAGCTTGTGGAGCAGGGCGGCGGCTGGGTAGACCCGGCGAAGGGCGTGGTGACGTACGAGCGAACCGGCGACGCCGCGCTCGACATGGCGCTCGATTTCATCGGCAAGGCGGGCTATAGCCACGGCCACCCGGCAGTGCAAGCGGCACTGAACGGCAACTTCGACATGCTCAGCGCGGAGCTTGCGGGCAAGGGCATCACGGGATGGGAGCAGCATCTTGCGCTCGGCAAGGCCGCGTTCGACAAGTTCCAGAAGGAGCAGGGCGTTAAGAACGACGAGATCAAGCAGCTCTGCCTCGCGGCGGCTGGCGATCAAAAGACGTGGGACGACACACTCGCATGGGCCTCGCAGAACGCAGAGGCGCACGAGAAGGAGGCACTGAACGGAGCACTCGCTCAGGGCGGCATCGTCGCAGAAGCGGTGAGCGCGTTCCTCGTGAATGCGTATCGGGGCGCGAGCGGCGTGACCATCGCCCCGCAGAAGTCCGCAGTGAATCCGAACGCCGCATCGGCACGAGCAGGCGGTCAGGGGGCAGGCCCGCTCAGCCCGAGCGATTACGCCAAGGCAGTCGCCCAGCTCCGCGCATCCGGCAAGCAAGTCGAAGGCTCGCGTGAGTACCAGTCGCTCCAGAACCGCCGAATGATGTACCGAGGGTGATCCCCTCCCGGACGTAGGAGCCGGGAGACTCGCTTCATCCATAGAGGCCCGCCAGCAACCGCTGGCGGGCCTTTGTCGTTTCTGCGGTCAATTTCATGTCCCAAGCAAGACACACATAACGCGTGTCCCTTCGAAGGCACACCACCAACAGAATAAGGAGAACTAATGGGTATTTCCCTCGTGAACGTCTCGCGCCCGATGGCGCAGCTCCAGAACGGCAACAACACGCAGACGGGTACGGCACCGGCAGCGACCAACCCGCTGTCGATGGTCATCGAGGAGTACGGCGGTGTCGTGGAACACACCATCGCCCGTCGCTCCATCGTCCGCAACTTCGTCCCGGTTCGCACCGTGAAGGGCACCTCGACGGTTTCGAACTACCAAGTCGGCAAGTCCACGCTGTCGAAGGTCACGCCGGGTACGGCACCGGACGCGACCGTGAACGGCACGCAGAAGGTCAAGCTGACGATCGACACGCTGGTGAACGCCCGCGCTGTTGTCCCGCTGCTAGACGACTTCCAGTCGAGCTACGACGCACGCGCCGCGATCGGCATGGAACACGGCATCGAGATCGCAAAGTTCTTCGATCAGTCGTTCTTCATCCAAGCGATCAAGGCCGCGCAGATCACGGACATGACGCAGTACCCGGCAGGCTGGCAACCGGGCAGTTCGACCGCATTCGCGGCTGCTGGCGACGAACTCGATCCGGTCAAGCTCGAAGCGAAGCTGCTCGACCTGTTCGCTCAGATGGCGGACAAGGACGTTGACCCGCACGACGACGGCCTCGTCATCGTGACCAAGCCGAAGTACTTCTACACGCTGCTCCAGAACCAGCGTCTCGTTGACCGCGAACTCATCACTAGCGACGGTACGACGATCAAGACGAAGGCGATCTCGGCGGCAGGCGTCCCGATCTACTTCTCGAACAACCTCCCGAGCACCAACGTCACTGGCCACTTCCTGTCGAACGCAGGTAACGGCAACGCGTACGACGGCGACTTCTCCAAGACGGTCGCTGCGGTGTTCAGCCCGCGTGCGCTGCTCGCAGGCGAGACGATCCCGCTGACGCCGGACGTGTTCTACGACCCGATCACGAAGATGTGGTTCATCGACGCGCACCTGTCGTTCGGTGTGACGCCGAACAACCCGGCCTTCGCGGGCCTCCTCAAGTCGGCATAACCGACTAACCCAGCCCCGGCTTCCACAAGGAGTCGGGGCTTTTTCGTTAGGAGCTACCAATGCGGCTCACACAACTCGACGTAGTTAATGCGTGCCTCGCGACGATGGGCGAGAGTCCATTGGTCGCTATTGACGACGATCACCCGTACGTGCAGGCGGCTATTACGGCGCTGAACAACGCGAACACGGTCATCCAGTCAGAGGGCTGGTGGTTCAACACGGACTACCAGAACATCACCCTCGATCCCGGTACGGGCTTCGCGTACGCACCGGCTGACGCGCTCTCGGTAGAGACGGCGCAGGCGGCGGTCATCGCTCGCGGCACGCGGCTGTACAACCAGATGCAGTCCTCGTATGACCTTCGCCCGGTGTTTGGCGCAGGCCCGATTCAGGCGGCGGTTATCCGCGAGGTTCCGTTCTCGGACATTCCGACGATGGCGCAGCACGCCGTCTCGACGCGTGCCCGCCTGGACTTCCAGTCGTCCTTCGATGGCGACGACACCAAGTACAGCAAGATCGGCGGCGAATACTCGCTCGCCCATCGGCTGCTCAAGGCCGAGCACACGCGGCAGTCCCGTGTGAACTTCTTCAATTCCGCGTCCATGCAGGAGAAGCTGCGCCTCATGCGTCCCATGTCTCGTGGGATGCGAGTAGGCCCGCGTAACTGGTAAGGAGGGCTTATGGCAAAAGTAGTAGGCTCGTACGCCAGCGTCACGCGAGGCGTCAGCGAGCAAGTCCCACAGGATCGGCATCCCGGTCAGATGTGGGAGCAGGTCAACATGATCTCAGACCCGGTGGTCGGCTGCGCCCGCCGTCCCGGCTCTATCCTCAAGGACTTCAAGTGGCTGGCCGGTGGCACCTCGCTGGACAGCCTCCGATCAGACATTCGCCTGTACCGCACGTTCACCTTCTTCCACAAGAGCAAGGAGTACGCGATGCTGTACCGCGCCGACGCGGCGGCTCAGCCGAACGCGCTGCCTGCTTTCATGTGCTACTGCAAGACGGACTCCAAGTTCATCGACGTGGTGCAGGCTGACCCATCGGAGCTGGCTCCGTGGGTGACTGGCGGTGTTTCGGCGCTCACGACGGTCGGCGACTACATCGCCATCGCGGCGAACAAGCTAGGCCCCGGCTACAGCGTGGACGACCGGTACGCGAACCACAACATGCACGGCGTTGCATGGGTGCGCAGCGGTGCGTACAGCCGCACGTACACGATCCGGATCACGCGCAAGTCGGACGGCGTGCAGTACACGGCGGCGTACACGACGATGGCGTCGAGCTACCCGTATTTGCTGAATACGTCGGACATTCCGGCTGGCGCGTCGGACTACCAGAAGCAGGTCAACGACCGCGTGAACGCATACAACTCAGCAGTGAACAAGTGGATCGGCGACGCGCAGGCGAGCATCCAGCCTCAGAACATCGCGGAACAGCTCCGCGCTTCACTGCAAGCGCAGGGCTTCACGAACTGCGACCGGCGCGGCGGCACGGTCATCATCGACAACATCAGCTTCATGTCGTGTGACGACGGCGGCGACGGCACTACGTTCCGCGCCGTGTACAACGCGCTCGATGACGTGGGCAAGCTGAGCAGCATTCATTGGAACGGTAAGCCGATCCAGATCAAGGCGAACAATCAGGTAGACCCGTTCTACATGGTGTTCAAGACTGACTCGGGCGACGCGTACGGCACGGGCAAGTGGGTAGAAGGCCCAGCTCAGATCATCCAGCCGGGTCAGGTATTTGCAGTGGGCGGAATCTCGACAGACGGCAGCAAGCTCGTCATCGGCTCGACACCCGCAGCACTGAACGCGTACTCGACGGACTTCCAAGTCCCGTCGTTCGCAGGCTCCATCGTCGGCGACAAGAACCAGACAGGCGCGATCCCGTACTTCTTCGGGCGGCGCATCAGCATGATGACGATGTTCCAAGACCGACTCGTGATCGTCTCTGACGGCACGGTGTTCATGTCTCGGACTGGCGACTACTTCAACTTCTTCCGGCGCACGATGCTGTCGGTGAACGACGATGACCCGATCCAAGCGTACGCCCTTGGCGCGCAGGACGACGTGATTACGCGGTGCGTGACGTACAACAAGAACCTGTTCCTGTTCGGCGTCCGCAACCAGTACACATTGCCGGGTAGCGTGGCGGCGACGCCCATTAACGTGACGATCTCGCCGGTGGCGGCAGAGCGCGACGCGATCATGTGCCAGCCGGTAGTCCACGGGAACATCATCTTCTACGGTTCGCAAGTCGTGTCGAACGGTGACGTGCCGTACAGCGGCATCGTGAATCAGTTCCAGCTAGGGCTGTTTCAGGACGTGCCGGAGACGTTCCAGATCAGCAAGCAGCTCTCGCGCTACATCAAGGGCAGGCCCATCGAGATGGCGACGATCAGCTCACCACCGACGCTGCTGCTGCGCTCAGACTCGAACGACAACGGCTTCTACGTCTACACGTACCTCGATGCACCGGGCACGCAGGCCCGTGAGTTCGATTCGTGGAGTCGCTGGGAGTTCAGCAGCGCGCTCGGCGTGGTGGCGGGCATCAGCTCATTCCAGCAGAAATTGCTCAGCTTCAACGTCATGCTCGACGCCAAGGTAGGTCAGGCGGCGAACGTGTTCGTGACGTGCAATGAGTACAGCATGGACACCGCAGACCGAACGCGCCCGTATCTGGACAGTATGCGCGTGATGGGGCAGTCCTCGCTCATCGGCAACAAGCTGAACACGTCGGGCATGTGGGACGACGCGTACGTGGCGATTCCGGCTACGCAGCCTGAGTTCCTCATCAACGGGAAGATGACGGACTGGAACACCTTCACGGCGCAGTACCCGGCGATCCCCGCGTCTACGTTGTGGGGCGGGTTCGACTTCGAGAGCTACGTCGTGCCGACACCGCCGTACGTGCGGGACTCGAACGACAAGGCCATCGTGAATGGTCGGCTTGTCATCAACAAGTACACGGTCAGCTTCACGGACAGCGCGGGCTGCGATGCAGGGATGATCGACAAGTCGGGCAACGAGCGACATGTCGTCAGCTACGCAGGGCGTCAGGTGGGCCACTCGAACAACCTTGTCGGGCGGGTTTCGATCAGTACCACGAACTTTCCGGTTCCGGTTGGTCGGGCAAACATCGACCACAAGATCAAGCTCATCGCAAAGACGTGTCTGCCCATGACGATCTCAGCTATCGAATGGGTCGGGCAATTCTTCACTTCTGGACGGAGAGTCTAATGTGTTCACTCTTTAACATGATCGCAGGCGCGGGCGTCGGCATGATGCAGGCGCTCATGCAGAACGCGCAGAACGATGCGCAGTACAAGGTGGACTCCGCCAAGACCGAGGCGGCGAATATGCTGTCGAAGGACTCGGCGGACAACAACAACATGATCCGCTCCGCGAACAACGAGTTCCTCGCGGCTCAGGCTTCGTTGTCCGCTACGCAGCGGTCGATTAGCAACCAGAACCGGGCCATCGCTGTCGGCGCGCAGACGAACGCGCAGGCCGTCAACATGGCGCGTGCGACCGAGGCCATGACTCGTGGCAGCGTGGAGCAGCAGATCGCAGCGGCAGGGCAGCTCGGGGCGATGCGGGCCGACGCAGCAGCTCGCGGCACGGGCGGCACGTCCGCCGACATCATGCGTGCAACCATGCAGGGCACCACGGCACGCCTCACGACCATGCAGGCGAACAAGGGCGCGCAGATGTCCTTCGATCAGGTGATGGCTGCGGCAGGTATGCGCTCGAACCTCATCACGTCGCAGGACTACGGCACGACTGTCGCGAGCATGAACTACCAGAAGGACATTGCGCAGACGTTCATCGCACCGGAGAAATCGCCGGACATCACGCCTGCGCAGGGCGCGCTTATGGGCGCAGTCGGCAGCAACGCCTTCCAGATGTTCAGCAACAAGGGCGGCGGCTCGGTGGGCGGCTCGTCAGGCGGTATTGGCAACACGCCGGGCTACTCGTCGCAGTCCCTACTGAGCGGCGTGGACAGCTTTAGCAGCTCGTGGGGCGGAGGCAACACCAGCGGCACGTCGGGCAACAACTCGTACGGCTTCACGGTGGACAGTGGCTCCGGTGGCTCCAGCAGCGGGGCGAACAACAACGGAAGCGGTTTCAACTTCTCACTACTCTAAGGAGGGACTATGGCAAACGTGAGCTTCTCGCTGTCGGGCGACGGCGGCGTAGTAACGCAGCAGAGCACGTTCGGCGGCGGAGGCTCGAACAGTTTCTCGGGCGGGCCGAGTAGCGGCGGGCAGTCGAGCGGAGGACTCGCCGCCGGCGGCACGAACATCGCGGAGTACGCAGCGGGTGTGGCACGGCAGGGTGTGGGCGGCACTGGCGTGTCGCTCGACGCGCTGAACAAGCTGACAGGCGGCATCATCCAAGGCTACATTGACCGCACTAAGAAGCAGCAGTACGCCGAGGGAATGGCCCAAGCGGCGCAGGGTAAGAGCCTCATCGACATCGAGAACGAGCAGCCGTGGTACACGAAGCTGTACGGCCCGGACGCCACGGTGCAGGGCGCGCAGGCGTTCAACGTGCAGGCGGCAATGCAGGACGCGCAGTCACAGTTCATGCAGGCCATGCCGCAGCTCCGCGAGCGCTCTCCCGATCAGGTGCGTGCGTACATCGTGGACAAGATGAGCAGCGTGCAGGCCACGGGCGACCCGGCATACGACGCGATGGTGCAGCAGGGTCTTGCGGAGCAGCTCCCGCGAATGCTCAGCACGCACATGGGCCAATACATGCAGTTCACGCAGGAGCAGGCGTACAACGGCTTCACGAACCTCGGTACGGTCGGTGGCAAGGCGCTGCAAGATACGCTGACGGCGAGCAACAACCTCAAGGATGGGGACGTGGCCCGTGCGTATGGCGACTACACGAACCAGCTCATTCGCCCCGATAACATGACGCTCGAAGCGCACCAGCGAGGGCTGCGAGACGTTGTGCTGAGCAGCGCCCGTAACGGGAACTGGCAGGCGGTGCGGGCGGTTCAAGCAATGCCCGAGTATCAGTCGATGCCCACCGAGATGAAGGACAACCTCGGAACGCAGATTCCACGACTGGAGCAGGAGTACGCGCTGAAGAACCCCGCAGCGCGGAACCTGTTCACGTCGCGGGCCGACCTCCAGTGGAGTCTCCAACACGGCGCGACTGGCTTCGACTCGTCGCCCGAAGGGCACGCCAAGCTCGATGCGGTTATGGACACAATGGAGGACTCTAACCGGAAGCTGAACGGGGACGCCACTGCGGTCTACAACAACAACCAGCGAGCGCAGATGCACAAGTTTCTAGACGCGGGTAACGCGGCTAAGTTGGCGCAGATGCAGAAGCTCCAGCTCGGACAGGTCAACTATGATCAGGCGGTCGGCCTCGCTGGTGACGCGATGAACAACAACAACTTCGCGAAGTACGAGAACCTACCGTTCCCGGCTGGCTCGCGTGAGCAAGTGGCCGACACAGCGTTCGCCAAGGCAACGAGTGCGGAGTACGCCCAGCAGCCGGACGCGCAGAAGAACCTTTGGGACAAGCTCAGCTCTGCGGCGCATTACTCGAACTACCAATCGCCCGCGTTGAAGCAAGTGCTCGGGCAGCAACTCCCGGCGCTGATCTCGGGCAACGGGCCTGCGACGGATGACATGCAGCGCGCACTGATGTTCGCCTCGAACCTCCTGCAAGGGCCAGGTGGGGCGGACGCGGTTTCGGCGTACGTGGGCACGGACGCGCCGAAGGTGATCCGGCTGCTGAACAGCGGCGTGAACATCATGGACCCGGAGCAGCTCAAGCAGCAACGAGAGCTGATTGCGCGTTCGACTGGCGCAACCGCCTCGCCGCAGGACGTGAAGCTCGCGCAGGACACGGTGAGCAAGGCCGATCCCGGCTGGTTCCGCCGCATGGTTCCGTGGGGTGGCAACGAGGCGCTGACGCCGTACAACCTGACGGACGGCAACAAGGAGCAGCTCGCCACACACGTCGCGCCGATCATCGCGCAGTACAAGGCCGCGTATCACATGAGCGACGACCAAGCCGCGAAGATGGCGTTCGGTCAGGTGATGAAGAACTCGGACTTCGTGCCGGGTGCGTTCATCCTGCACAACGCAGCGCTCGGGCAGACCTCGTTCTCGGCAGCAGTGAATGCGAAGTATCCGGGCATGGGGGAGCAGACCACCGACCGATACCAGCAGTCCGTGCAGTGGGCCATCGACCAAGAACTTACCAAGGCCGGTGGCACGACGAAGGACTGGAAGGTCACGTCCGGCGAGAACCTTGGCAACGGGTACATGACCCTGTTCATGACCGGGCCGAACGGCGCGCTCAAGCACATCAACATCTCGGCTGACGACGTGGGCAAGCACATTCGAGACAACTACGGCAGCAAGCCGGAACACGAGCAGGAAACACCGGGCCTCAACCTCGCGAGTAAGAACGCGTGGGGCTGGGCACCTTAACCAGCGCGTAGCGCCAGCGGCTTCACACGAGGCCGCTGCTTCATACGCGTTCTAACCTATTTGGAGAACTAATGGCAGGTCAGATGAACTTCACGCAGGATCAGCTCACGAAGCTGGCAGCTAACGATCAAGCTATTGGCGCGCCGCAGGGCGCGAGTGCGGCGCAGATTTGGCAGGAGTCCCGCAACAACCCAGCCGCAGTGTCGCCGCGTGGCGCACTCGGCTACGCGCAGGTCATGCCGGACACCCTGACGAACGTGCAGAAGGCGTTGGGCCGTCAACTCGACCCGACGAACTTTGATGACTCACTCCAGATTCAGCGGTACGTCATGACGCAGAACATGCAGAAGTTCGGCAACTACAACGACGCGCTGCGCGCCTACAACTCGGGCTGGAACCCGGCGAAGTGGGACAACGACGAGACGACCGCGTACGTGTCGGCGATCACGGGCGAGGCTGGAGTCTCGACCTCGGGCGTGCCGTTCGTTGCATCTGGTGCAGGCAAGGGCGCAGGCATCGACCCGATGCAGACTCCGATGATGAAGGCGCTGCACATGCGCGACGCAGGGCAGGCAGGGGCAGACGCTGCGATCGACAACTCGGCATTCGACTCCACGCCGCTCCGCGACTCGATGGACAGCATGGGTTTGGAGAACCGTGCGGCGGCGGAATCGGCGGCAGGCATCACTGCACTCAGCGAGCAGTCGGACTTCCGGGAGGCATTCATCCAGTCCGCGCATTGGGATACACTCGCTGGCCGCTTGCAGGACGCATGGCAAGCTGGTGCACCTGATCCGAACTGGAGAATGAGCAATGCTCAGAAAGAATACGTGGCGACGGAAGCGCCCGAGATTTGGGCTGACAACCACCTCCGCGAATACGTGGGCGGCGCTATGTCGCAAGCGGATTTCGAGCGGCGGCTCGGCACGGCGCAACAGCAGGCTGACTTCCAACGCCGTGCAGCACAAAGCGGCTGGACTTCCCCGGCAGGGCAGCTCATGGCTGGTGCCGGTGATCCGGTCATGCTCGCGGCAACCATCGGCGCTGGTGGCATCGCAAACGCGGCTCGGGCAGCATTCGCCGTCCGGGCTGCGGAGGGCTTCGCTGGCGTAGCAAGCTCGATGGCGGAGGGCGCAGCGGGTAACATGCTCGCCAGCGCGGCCATCACCCGCATGGACAACGGCGAGGCGCACTGGCCCGAGCTGTTCCGGCAGGGCGTGCTCGGTGCGATGCTCGGCGGCATGGGACACTCGATGGGTCTGATGGGCGAGTTCCGCGCCAAGGGCGATGCAGAAGTCGGCGCTAAGCTCGACGGCCATGCGCTCGACGCGCACATAGAAGGCCAGAACGACCACATCAACGACCTCATCGGCCGCGAGGCTTCTGAGGTGCGCAGCGAGGACGCCAACACCGGCATCCGCGACTCGGACGTAGCAGCCGAGGGGAAGGTCATCAGCGAGGCAGATACGCGAGCTGGCGACCTCGGCGCAGGCGACTCCAAGATCGCGGACGCTATCGAGGAGTTCGAGGCACGGCAGGCAGAGAAGGCCGAGGCGGAAGCGCAGGCCAAGGAAGCTGAGAAGCTGGAGCCGGAAGAACGGCAGGCCCGCGAGGAAGCCGCCACGAACGACGCGACAGAGCGCGACGTTGCGAGCGGTGCGGAGGAGAAGGTCAAGGACGAGTGGCAGACCGCAGAAGCGGCACGCATGGGCAAGGTGAAGGACGACTGGCTCAGCGCCACTGAGCGCGCCCGCGAGGCTACAACGGACTCGCACAAAGAATTGGCACGTCTGTCGGTGGAAGCTAAAGACCCGATGATCCGCGCACTGGCGGCACGCCTGCTGGAGACGCAGGAAGGCCGATCACCCGCCGCGATCTTCGAGCATCCGGGCAGGGCGCAGCGGGGCGGCGATGCACGCAGCCACTACAACCCCGGCAACCACGAGATTCATACGTGGGCGCACGATGCGAACGACCACGCGATTCACGATAGCCGACGCGCCGCTGGGCGCTCGCCTGCGGGTGGCCTGAACCGTGACGAGATGATGTTGCATGAGATCGCGCATAGCGTGACCGCGCAGAAGATTTCGTACGGCAAGCGCATGCCGGAGTCTGCACACGGGCAGCTCGTGGGTCAGCTCGACAAGCTGCGCCAGCGAGCGCTGCGCGAGTACAAGGGCACCGACCACAACACGCGGTACTACCTCAAGAACGTGGACGAGTTCGTGGCCGGTTTGTACAGCGGGCAGGGCGAGTTCATCAACCACCTCAAGTCGCTCAAGGTCAAGAACGGGAACATTCTGTCCAAGACCGTTGACGCCGTGCGCGCTCTGCTGGGCCTCAAGCCGAGCGAGATCAACATGCTCACGAAGGCGCTGGGCCTGTCGGATCATCTCGCGCAGGCACCGCTTCGTGCGGACATGCCGTTCGCTCGCCCGACCGGGCGCTCTGTGCTGACGATGCCGGGTGTCTCCCGCGAGGACGTGCCGCTCGGCTCGCTCGCGCAGCAGATGGCGCAGCAGCTTGAGAACTGGAAGGAGGTGCTGCCGAAGGAGACAGCGAAGCTCCGACGCAACGCGTCCATGTGGTACGACTCGGTGCGCAAGCAGACGAAGGTTGGTAGCGGGCTGAGCAAGGTGCTGGACAAGCTGGACTCGGTTGGTCTGACGCTGGGACGCTCGCGGAACAAGGACGTGCGCTACATCGCGTCCATGCTCGGCGAGGACGCCACGGGCGCGAACCGGCAGCACGCCTCATCGGCTGCAATCGACAAGGTGATCCTCGCCTCGAACTGGCGCAAGCCGGTGGCCGAGATGTGGAATCGCATCCTGCCCGAGCTGATGACGAACGAGGAGCGGGTGCGGTGGTCGCAGGGCATCTTCGCGGGCGACGCTGAGAAGCGCATCTCGCGAATGGTGCAGGAGGAGCGACTGGCGAACCGCAACGCTCGGCTGGCGGGCGAGGAGTACGTGTCGCAGGCACACCCGATGGTCAAGCAGATGGCGGCTGTCATCGACGGCATGTGGAAGGACATGACCGAAATGGGCGCGAAATACGGCGAGTCTAAGTCCACCGCAATCGGCAAGCGCGGCTGGCAGGGCTACATGCCGTACTCGTGGGACTGGCGCGAATTGCAAGGCATGTACAACGCCCCGGAGCGTGCTGGCGAGTGGAACTCGTTCAAGGGGATGCTTCGCCAGCAGTACGTCGCCAAGGTCATCGACCCGGCACTGGAGAAGCTGACCAAGGCTGGCCCGGTGACGCAGGACGCGATGCTCGCATTGCAGCGCGACGTGCGCGAGCGCGCAGCGAACCTTACCGACCGCTACCTGACGCAGATCATCCGCGACCCGGAGTCGCGCATCAGCGGCGCGGACGACCACTTCGGCTCGGTGGCAGCAGACATGCTCAATGCCGAGTACAAGGGCAAGAAGGTAACGGCAGCGATGGCTGACGAGTTCAAGCGTGCTCTCAAGGACGTGATCTCGGACCGCACCCGCACCGAGTTCGACTTGCTCGCACGCCAGCCGGACGGCGTGCGTCTGCTGGACTACATGGACACCGACGTGGGCCGTATGGTCGAAGGTCAATCCAGCGAGTTCGCAGGCCGTATCGCACTCGCGAAGGTTGGCTTCAAGGACGACCAGCATTGGACTGCCATGAAGGACGCGCTGGTGTACCGTGGCGCGAGCCACGAGGAAGTCGCCGCACTGGACTTCCTGCATCGCAGCCTGACCGACCGCCTCAATAACAAGGACAACGCGGCGGCTCAGTTCCTCGGGCAGACGGCGTACATGAGCATGATGGGCAAGCTCGGCTTCAACGCGCTGGCGGACGCCGCAAGCATCATGTCCGTGGCTGGCGTGAACGGCATGTTCAAGTCCATCTTCAAGGGGATGGGTAAGGACTCGGCGCTGATGAAGCAGCTCAACAACGTGGCCTCGTCGGCGATGGGCCTCGACCACCGCCTGCACTTCGGAGAGACGCGCTCTGGCGCACGACTGACGCGTACTGGCGCAGCGCTGGAGGACTCGGCAGTGTGGCGTCGTGTCAGCTATCAGGGCATGGACATCGTGGGCAAGCTTTCGGGCGCACACTACGTCTCCAAGACGCTGCACCGGGGGTTCGTCCCGATGTTCGCGGAGGACTTGGCGAAGGCGATCCGTGGTTCGGAGATCAAAGACGGCGTGATCGTCTCGACCGGCTCTGAGCACCTGAACCCAGCGCGCCTCGTGGACTCGGGCCTGACCGCTGACCGTGTTACGCGCATCAAGGAAGCACTCGACGCGCACGACGCGGCCCGCAATGATGGCGACATCTTCTCGTGGGATCAGTGGGACAAGACCCATCCGGGCGCGGCCGAGGACATGATCGCGGCTATCCACCGCGTCACGGGGCAGGCGCTCCAGCGGGCCTTCATCGGCGAGACTCCGCGCTGGCTGAGCGAGGGCATCATCGGCAAGTACGCCGCGCAGTTCAAGAAGTACGGCATTACGGCGCAGGAGAAGCAGCTCATGCGGAACGCGTTCATCGCTGACCGCAACTCCGCGACGGGCTTCGTCATGGGCACGGCATGGGGCGCAGCTCTGTACTACGCCAAGACGATGGCATCGACGGTAGGCATGACGGACGCTCAACGAGAGAAGTACGTGAAGGAGCACATGCACGGGCTGCACCTCGCATCCGGCGTCGCAGTTATGACGAACGTATCGGGGATGCTCGGCGATGGCCTCGACGCAGCGAACGTCCTAATGGGCGGGCAGACCGGCGCAAGCGGCTCGCCGATCGTCGCTGTCGGACAGCTCCAGTCCATGAGCCGTGCCATCGGCGCGGTTGGCGGCTCGGCGCTCGGCGCTCTCAATGGGGGCACGAACCCGCTGACCGGCAAGCCCGTGGACTACGTGCGCAACGTTCGGACGGCCATGCGCGTCCTGCCGGGTGCCAACACCCTCATCGGCTCCGCACTCGCGAACGAGCTGAACCAGAAGTAACCCGGAGCCCGCCCAGCCTTGCTGGGTGGGACTCCCAATTTCATGTCCCAAGCAAGACACAACAAACACAGGAGGTCAACATGGCAGCGGACTATCTTGTCCCGTGGCTGAACGCGTCGGGCCAGGACGGTCTGCGCAAGTCCATGCTTGTCGCGCAAGGCGACAGTGTGACCAAGACATTCACATTCAACTTCGCTGGCGGGTACATCAGCAAGGATCACGTCAAGGCGTACGTGTACGACACTGTGGCCGGTACAACCGCGCCTCAGATCATCACGCCGAACATGTGGTCGGGGCCGAACCAGATCACCTTCCCAGCAGCATTCCCGAACACGCAGTACCTCGTCATCTACCGGGACACTCCGAAGGACACGCCGCTCGTTAGCTTCGCAAACGGGGCCATTCTGAACGAGCCTAACCTCGATGAGATGGCGGAACAGTCGGTGTTTGCGGCGGCGGAGACGCAGGATCGCTTTGACCTCGTGAACGACGGCTCCACAATCGCGATCCACAACGCGGCTACTGCGCTGTCGCAGTCCAACAAAGCGATCTCAGACTCGTCGGCCGCTACGGCCACGTCTGCGGCGGCGAAGTCCACGGCGGACGCCGCGAAGACTGTTGCCGATGGCGCTAACGCCACGGCGAGCGCAGCCAGCGACACGGCTAACGGCATTGACGCCAAAGCCTCGACGGCGCTGAGCAATTCGAGTAGCGCCGTCACCACGGCGAATGCAGCCCGCGATACGGCGAACGGGATCGACTCGAAGGCAACCAAGGCTCAGTCCGATGCCGCCGCCGCCGTAACCACGGCTAACGCAGCGAGTACTACGGCGACCGCCGCGAAAGCCACGGCGGACGGGGTGGATGCCAAAGCGCAGAGCGCACTCGACGCGGCGAATAACGCCGTCCAGAAGACTGGTGCCACGATGACCGGGCCGATGACGTTCAGCTCGACTACGAACTACAGTCGGACAGTATGGAACGCCAACGGGTACACCCCATCGATTCAGGCCGATAAGCAAGCCGGGTGGCTCGGTCTGGTGAACGCTGCGAACACGGCGTACAACATGACGGTGTTTGACGGCGGACAGGTATCGATTCCACGCAATGTGCTCACTGTCGGCGGTAACACCGTAGCCGGTGGTTCTAATGCCACCTACAACACCAACGGCGACATTTGGGGTCCGGCGTGGGGCGGTTGGCTCACCGGCTACCTCGGCACCAAGCTGAACATCACGGGCGGGAACGTACTAGGTCGCGTTAGCTTCACGCAGGCCGGCTGGCAGGCGGACCTTGGATTGCACAACTGGCGCAGCGGGCAGGATGCGTGGGTGTACCTACGGGCGCGAGACGGTGGTGGCCTCGACATCATCAACAGCGCCTACAACGCGGTGCCGTGGCAGGTAGATAACGGTGGGACCGTATGGCAGGCAGGTGCGTTAAATGTGGGCGCGGTGCGTTTCCAGACAGACGGGAACATCGTCGGTGGGAACATGCCGTGGGGCGACCTGTTCTCTGCGATCAACGTCAAGGTGAACAACGGGACACAAGCGACGCACCGGGCAGGCGTCAACGAGTTCGCATCGATCAACGTCGGCTTCGCAGCCAACACCGCTGACGCGGGGTCGCCGTGGGTACTGATCGGACTGCGTTCGCAGAACGGGTCCAACGTCACCTACCTGCGCGCTAACTGGCTCGCTGTGGGCTAAGGAGAAATACATGGCATTCACGCATGAGCACATGGTATTCACGCTCATGGCGATGTATCCGCATCTTAAGCACTGGACCCATTACAAGGTGGCTCAACCATGTGCCGAAGGTACGACCGACCAGATCGGCGATCCGTGGATCGTTGAGTGGACGGCGGAGGATGCAAAGCCTAAAGCTGAATGGGTGCTCGACTACTTCCATCAGCACGAGTCAGACATCTGCGCCGAGTATGTGCGCTACCACCGGGACGACCGGCTGGCGTGGTCTGACCGATTCGCGTACGCGCCGCCTGATGCGCCGCCCGAAGTGCAGGCGAAAACTGCACTCTGGCTTGAGTATCGCAAGGCGCTACGCGACATCACCACACAACCCGGCTTCCCACTCGACGTGACGTGGCCGGAACTTCCAACATAGGAGAACGAATGAACAGCCGCGAAGTAGCATCGGCAGCAGTTCAAGCTGCACCTCCGGTCTACACCAGCGGCGCGCTCATTCTTGGGCACCCGGTAAACGACTGGATCATGTATGGCACGGCGCTTTACCTAGCGCTGCAATTCATCGTGATCGCACCGAAGGTGTACCGAACTCTGACCGGAAAGGATAACAAGTGAGCAAGACCGCCAGCACCGAATCGCTGGCGGAACTGCACGCGCTGGTGGCCGAGACGTTCAAGGCGCTCGTGCAAGACGCAGACCTCTGCAACGCAGCCATCCTCGGCGCTGCAACGAAGTTCCTGAAAGACAACAACATCACGGCGGTAGTGGAGGACAACACCGCGCTGTCCGAGATGCAGAAGAAGATTCAGGAGATGCAGGCCCGCCGCAAACAGCGCAACGTGGTTCCGCTGGTTCCTACCGAAGTATCCGACGACGAAGCGCAAGCAGCCGTCGACCAAGCTATCGCGATGAATGGCGCGTGAGTCAGTAGAACTCGCCATCCAGCGTATCGAGCAGCTCTCCCTCCTGCAAGAAGCCTACCCTCACTTCGTCCCGTTCTGCGAGGACGGGATGATCGAACTCGGCTTCTCGCTCTCGGAGGTGCAGGCTGACATCGCTGAGTTCCTCGAATACGGCCCGCACTATCTCATGGTGCAGGCCCAGCGAGGCCAAGCTAAGACCACCATCTGCGCACTGTTCGCAGTCTGGTGCTTGATTCATGACCCGAAGTTCCGCGTGCTGATTATCTCGGCGGGCGGCACACAGGCCAACGAAATCTCGACCCTCATCGTCCGCGTCATCATGACGATGGACATTCTGGAATGTCTCCGCCCCGACCGCAACGCGGGCGACCGAACCTCGGTCGAGGCATTCGACGTGCATCACACCCTCAAGGGTCTGGACAAGTCGCCGTCCGTGGCGTGCGTCGGCGTCACCGGCAACCTGCAAGGTAAGCGCGCCGACCTGCTTATCGCGGACGACATTGAGAGTGCGAAGAACTCCCTGACGGAGCACCAACGTCAGACGTTGCTCCAGCTCACGCGGGACTTCCCCTCGATCTGCTCGACCGGGCGAATCATCTACCTCGGGACACCGCAGTCCATCAACTCCATCTACAACACGCTGCCCGGACGGGGCTACGTGGTGCGTATCTGGACGGGTCGATACCCGACCGCCGCGCAGATGGAGAACTATGGCGACATGCTTGCCCCGTTCCTCCTGCGCAAGATCTCGGCAGACCCATCTCTCCAGACCGGAGGCGGGATGCTTGGCGATCAAGGCCAGCCGGTAGACCCGGAGCTGCCCGCAGGCGTCGAGAGCTTCCTCGCCAAGAAGGAGCATGACCAAGGCCCGTCGTACTTCCAGCTCCAGCACATGCTGAACACGAAGCTGGCGGACTCGGAGCGCTTCCCTCTGCGGCTGCACAAGATCATGACAATGCGTGTGTCGGCGGTATTCCCGCTGACCATCACGCCGGGTCTGCTCGAACACGAAACGGTGAAGTACGCCGTGAACGGCAAGACCTACACGATGGGAGTCCCGTCCTCGGTGTCACCTGACCGCGCAGCTCTGCAGGGCATCGTCATGTACGTTGACCCGGCAGGCGGTGGCAAGAACGGTGACGAGACGGGCTACGCAGTCGTGGGCTTCCTGAACGGCACGCTGTACGTGCTGGAGACGGGCGGCATCAAGGGCGGCTTCGACCCGGAAGGGTTCAAGTTCCTCGCGGGCGTGGCCCGGACGTGGAAGGTTAACCGCATCCTCGTGGAAAAGAACTTCGGCAACGGTGCGTACCTGCACACCTGGCTCCCGATCCTCCGCGCCGAGTACCCCCAGTCTATGGGTGACGGTTGCGCCATCGAGGAGACGTGGGAGTCGGGCCAGAAGGAGCTGCGCATCATCGACGTGCTCGAACCGATCATCGCCCGTGGCTCGCTCGTGTTCAACGACGACATTCCACGCGATGAGGAGAAGTCCCTCCAGCGTTACCCGGTGGAGAAGCGCCCGAGCTACTCACTGCTGCATCAGATCGCGCACATCACCCGCGAGAAGAACGCCCTCCAGCACGACGACCGACTGGACGCCCTAGCAGGCGCGTGCCGGTATTGGGTCGAGCAGATGGGCATCAACCAAGAGCGGGCGATCCAGTCGATCCGCGAGAAGGAGTACGCGGAGTGGGTGAAGAACCCGCTGGCTCGCGTGGACTACCGAACCAACCCGATGAACCGCCAACGAGGCGGCTCGACCTTCAACAAATACAGGAGATAACGCATGATCGTTACCGCACTACCCGACATTCGCACCGTCTACTCGGACGGCGATGACCTCCGCTGGGATGCAGCTCAGGCTGTCACTGCCGTGGAGATCGCAGCATCCCGTGGCGCTGGTGGCGTCGTCTCGGCAGCGAAGCTGCGGGACTTCTTCATCGCGGCTGCGAACGCCGCGCATGCGGCGACCGGTGACACCCTCAAGACGGTGAAGCTCGCCTGATGGCACGCGTTAGCGCTGCCGTGGTTGCGGCGGCGCTGGCAATCAGCGTCCCGCTCACGCTCTCATTCGAAGGCACCCGCACCGTAGCCTACCGCGACCCGGTGGGCATACCGACCGCCTGTACCGGACATACCGGCGCAGACGTGCGGGTAGGGCGGGTGTACTCGCCGCAGCAATGCACCCAGCTCCTCAACGCGGACTCCGCCGAGGCGATGGGCGCAGTCCTCGACCTGACCACTGGGCCTATCAACGCGAACGAGTTGGCGGCTCTCACCGACTTCACCTTCAACGTAGGGCGCGGCAACCTTGCGTCCTCGACTCTCCTGCGTAAGTTCAACGCGGGCGACCATCCGGGCGCTTGCAAGGAGCTACTGCGGTGGGTGTACGCCAAGGGCGTGAAGCTGAACGGGCTGGTGCGCCGCCGACAAGCCGAATACGAGGTGTGCATGAAATGACCGACCGCATCATCACCGCGCTGCTGGGCCTGCTCCTCGTGGGCGGGCTGGGCTTCGCGGCTTACACCGAGCACCAGCGAGCGAACAGCGAGGCCGATAAGGTATCCACGCTCACCGCCGCGCTGGCAGCTTCTCAGGCCGCGCTGGATGCCTACACAGCGTCCATGTCCAAGGCGGCTACCAGAGCCTCAACCAACCAAAGGAACGTCGCCAATGCGCTCTCGTCGCATCCTGAGTGGACTAGCACTCCTGTCCCTGATGACGTGTTTGCCAGCCTGTACGGCAACCGTACCCATGCGGCCAGCGGCGGCACTGCTCCAGCCTTGCGCTGAGCCTGCACCGCCGACCGACCATACCCTCGGCGGACTCGTACAGTCCGTCCATGACTACCAGACCGCGCTGGACTTCTGCAATGCCCAGCTCGACGGTCTGCGGGCCTTCTTCAACCCAGCTTCTTCGCCAAGTCCTTAGCCCGGAGGTGGGTGTATCGGCGCATCATGCTCTGCGTCTTGTGCCCGGTGATCGACATGACCTCAGTGTCAGTCAGGCCCAGCTCAACGAACCGGGTAGTGGCGTCGTGCCGAGAGTCGTGGAAGGTCACGTCCTTGATGCCTGCCTTGTCCCGAGCGCGGGCGAAGGCACGCTTCACGGCGTCGCTGGTCAGCCCGATCCAGACACGCCCATCCTTGCGGTCGCCGATGGTGTCACGCAGTATCTCGTACGCACGCGTGCTCAGCGGCACGGTACGGGCCTCGTCGGTCTTAGTGCCGCCAGCCTTCAATGATACGAACCGGTCAGCCAGATGGACGCGCTCGATCTCCAGATTGACGATCTCGCCCTGTCTCATGCCAGTCTCCAAGGCCAGCTCCAGTACGTCCGCGAGGTACTGCTTCCGGCCGTTGCGGGAGTACGTCTCCCGGCAGGCAGCGAGCAACTGCTTCTTCTCAGTGTCGGTCAGCCGGCGCTCACGGTGCGGGTTGCTCTTGGGCCGACGTACCTCGGACACCGGATTGACCGGCGCACCGATGCCCCATTCCTTTCGGGCAGTCTCCAGTACGTGATGCAGGAGGTTCATCTCCCGGTTTACCGTACCGCCCGACACGGGCTTATCCGTGCCGACGCCGGACAGCCGACGGTCCCGCCAGTTCGCAACGACGGCAGGCGTGAGCTTGCCGACCGAGTACGAGCCGAGGCTGTCACGCTGGATGGCTTTGAGTCGCCACTCCTCGGACTGCGCGCCTTTCTTGCTAGGCGTCACTTCCTTGAGGTAGCGGTCGATGATGTCGCGGAGGAGGGCAGTGTTGTCGAGGCTCTGGAAGCGCCCAGCGTTGATGGTTGCCTCAGTGTCGGTGATCCACCGTTCAGCTTCTTTACGAGTCGGAAATGTGGCAGATTGGGCCGGGTATCCAGCCTTGCGCACCTTTGCGGTGAACGTGCCATTATCGCGCACTTGAATAGTGCCCAT